TGGAGTAAATGCTCGCATTACGCGGTACAGGTTACGTCCGTCTTCTGCCAGAATAGTGTCTTCTGAGTAGTTGACGTAAGCCGGATCAAAGTAGGGAATGTACTGCTGAGACTCGAACTGACTTGGCAAATAACGAGCTGTCTCTACAAACACACCATTTTGTAAGTAAATATAAAACTCAAACAGTGTATGAACATTGGTGGTTGCTGTGTACGAAATGACCTGGGAACCTTGGCGGAAGAATGTTCTGTCGCCTTTAAAGAACCGGAACATTCGAGTCGGGGTATTTACAGTTCCACTGGCTAGTTGAGCAACCAAACTCGTGTATTGAGTGGGGTTGGTGGCGAGCGGGAAGATAAGACCTTGAGTCTCTAAGTCGTAAGCGTTCGTACTATTAGGTGTAAAATAGTTAGCAGCGATGTAATACTCCGGAGGAGAGCTTACATCTTGGCGATACTCTAAATAAGTGCCTGCGGGGAAACGAGGCTTGTATTTATAGATGGGCAAACCGTTATTTACAGTTTGTACTACGACTTCCTTAAGAATGGTTTGACCAACCAGCTCATCGAAATAAGTGCTTGTGGTTTGACCGTCGGGGAGGTAGGTGAACGTAGACACCACATAGGCGTATTTATTTACGACACCTTTTGTGGGATCTACATAGTTGAAATAGGGATCTGCCACAGGATCAGGACCCGATCCGATCTGGGGAGTGTAAACCCAAGTTCCAGCGGTGTATGTAGTTCCGGCAAGGAGTTCTTGAGGTGTTACAGGTGATCCCAGATTAAATGCAGACTGTGCCCCCGTAATGTCGTTGGTCGAGGCTTGCAGGGTGAAGTTGTTCGATACAACCCAAATAAATGCTCCTGGCCGTTTATTTAGGGGAATGATGGAGGTAGGGTCTGGAATAAACTCGCCAGCGGTGTAATCGTACAGAACGATTTGTGGCGCGTAAACTCCACCACCGGTTGTTGCTTGGTAAGTGTTTCCTACAACCCAAAGGCTGTAAGTCATCGCGCCAGAGATTTTACCAAAGGTTATTGCTCCAGCCACATCAAACTGAGAACCGATAGTCTGGTTTTCCAGAATGACATGCAGTTGACTGTCTCCTCCGACGGAAGGGTCCCAATAACAAACCTGACCTTTCAGGTATTCTCCAGGCACCAAAAACTTAATCTGTTGCAGCTGTAGATTACCGTAGATGGGTTGATCGATCTTGGCGGAAGAATATGGCGTGAAGGAGTTTAAGACAGGATAAAATACGGAAACAGGTAGCGTAGTCTGTACCAAGTCATACTGGTTCAGTAACTCAGAAGTTGGTTCGAAAGTGTAAACTTGAGTGTAAGTTGCCGCAGCAGGCTCAAGGAGAGGAGGAGTATTATACGCAGCACTTACATTAATGCGAGGGTCGACAAAACGTGTTGTTGCGTCAAACGTTCCGTAGAAACCTGCGTCAACGTCACTTACTGTTGGGTCGGTATAAGGCGGAAATACATTTCCAGGACGCAGGATTTCAAATAAACGATCACGGAAGTTAAGGGAAGTGTCTTTGGTGTTGGTCCCCCACTGACCATTCGCGTCAATCTCGAGTGTAATATCGTACTGAACCTGACTCAGGGTGAATGGGTAAAGATGACCCTGATTCTCCACAGGAACTGAGTAGTTGACAACGTTTTGTCCGCGTTCCAGTTGTGTCTGGTTCAACTCAACACCATCTGGACCGAGCACGAAAAACGAAACTTGGCCGTTGGGCTTCAGGTAATCTGTCAGATAGTTGTAAGTTCCTTGGTTCGGGCGATTCGGTTGAACTGATGTTAGAGTTCCTGCCCCGTAAAAGTCAGTGAAAAAGTCCTGCCAATCTTGAGAACTGACTGGATTAGGGCGGCGGATTAAAGTAAAGAAACGCTCTTGAACTTCTTCGTAGGTCTCAACGTCACTGCCACCTACAGCAGGCTGAGGGTTGGTGGCGGTTAAACCGTTGACATTAATCGCAGAAGTTCCGGTGATTGAGTTAGCCGGAGCATTATAAACGCTTCCTACATACTGCGAAGCGACCGTAGTAAAAACCGAAGACTCGCCAGGGGCAACCGAAACTTCTTGGTCGGTTACGAATGTAAATGTTTCTCCGCCAGTTAAGTTAGCGTTCGTCGTAAACGCGGTGCCCGCAGGAATGACGGTTACTGTGTCTGAAGGGGGAACAGTAAGCAGAAGACGAGCGACAGCCGGGGTACCCAGGCGCCGCATCGCCCCCAGGAAAGGACCGATCCACTCGATCAAAATCGACTGTGGGAGCTGATTTGCCCAGAATAGAAACTCGCCTTGAGCAAATGCCTGCCCCTCCAGCAGAGCAGCTAGAGGGTTACCGGCTGAAAAGTCATTCAGAGTTTGATTTGAAGCCTGATAAACCTTTTGCGAAGCCGCTTGAACTAAATCAGCTTCGTTACGAGGGTCAAGAGGGATAGAAGGTAATGGTGCATACCTTGCCACAGTTTACCTCCTCAGAGTGGACAGACTACGTCGGAGTTTCCACTGCCAACGCTGTAGTTCTGGCACGGACCCAAGCTAGATGCATAAACGCCGTTGTCGATTTCCAGTGATTCCAATAACTGTTCAATTTGCTCAAGCAGAACCAGCTTGGTAACCAGATCTGCATCAACGAGGGCGGCAAACTTTTGAGGGATTGTTGGGCCCGGAATCCCGTTGGCGTAGTTATATTTATCGTTCGTTGTGTAGCTTTTTGGAGCATTAGCTAAAACGTTGGCAGGGTTAGCTAATACTGGATTCTGGTCGTACCCGAAGTTCCACAAACCGGTAACAACCTTGGAGCCGCTAACTGGGAGCCCGGAGAGAAACTTACCAGCCGAGTCCAGTTCGGGCTGATCGGTGCCTAAAGTGACATAGGCGGAATCTAAACCGTTCGGTCCTGTCCGAACGAGCGAGTTGAGGCCGAGAGGCGGGTAGTGCCAGTCGAGGTCTTGGCCGTCGAAATAGATTTGCTGGGCACCGTTTAACCATTGACTCGTGACAATGACCCCGGAACTAAAGGTCGTTTTGGCCATACGACGACACTGCTTACCAATATACGAGGTTTTACCCTACTTTCCTCTGCACCTTGTACCTTTGATGTGTTTTGTGAGATTGCCAACGTTCATGAGCATACCGCATTGGGCGCACGGTTGTTTTTTGGCGTTTGTCTCCGAGACGGCTCGAGATTGGGCGGCTTTTTTGTGAGCGGGTTGAGCTTTGGCGCTCTTTGCTGATGCCCGCATCTTTTCTCTGGTTTCACGAGACCACCGAGGGCCATCGCCTAACTCTTCTTCCATCCCCCAGTCTTGATGACTAAGGTTGTAGTTAAGTGGGTCATTACGGCATTCTCTCAACAACTGGCGCTCATAATCCCGAGTCGTTAAGTCGTCCTCTAAGAGTATCTCCCACACGAAGTCTCTAGGGTTGTCCCATAAGTCTTTATGAAAATCGTTGTGAAACTTACTTTTAGAGATGTACACCAAGTGGTGGCACCCCATTCGATTGATGTAGTGACAATAAGTTTTTGCCGACCCGATATAATAACGTCCGGTCTTGCTGTTGGTGGCTTTGTAGGTGACCATGAAAAAAAACCTCAGAAGGTTTACTCCTGAGGTTACTATAGCAAGTTTTATTACTGGGTAAACTACTATGTGCGTTCCCAGTAGTTGACCGTCATTTCAACTTCGATCGTCTGAACATCGCCGCTTTCGCGATCAACGTCAGCAGTGGTGATCGAAACGAACTGACACTCGTAGCAAACGTATTGGCCACCAGCAGGAGCTGAACCTTGACCGGAACAATCACGCGGAGTGATGGTAACGGTGATGGGGTTACAGTTGTAGGCGAGCCAGAACTGTTCGAGAGTCTTGAAGATTGTCGGGTCGTACGGAGCGGTCAGAGTGACATTGTCAGCCGTACGGGGACCAACCACGTGGTACAGACGGTTGCCTGTGCCATTAGCGTAGGTGCTGCTATCAGAGGAATCATTGATTCCGCCGAACTGAGTGAATACCGCTGTAAAAGTCGGTCCACCAATGGCAGTGAACGAAACTTCGTACTGCGCTTTGGTTAATGGTCGAAGAATAGCCATGATAACACCTCCTTAGTTCCTTTCCTAATCAGGACAGGATGTCGGTGATCATAGCTCCCGAACCGATCAGACCGGTGGCACCGAGGCCAACCAGGTTAACAATACGCTCAACGGTGATTTCAGCGCGAACAACACGACGCTCACGGATGTAGTACTCAGGACGAACGGCAGGGGTGCCGGTCAGCTGGTAGGTGTAAGCGAAAGCAGGGGTAGCAGCGTTAGCGCCACCAGCAGGCA